GGAGGCATTATGGCAGGCGCAGGCGCAAAATTATTCACTAGTGGATCGGTGCTGACTGCAGCGCAGGTCAATACCTATTTGATGGATCAGACCGTTATGCGGTTCAGCAATGAGGCTGCACGAACGGCAGCGTTCGGTGGTGCTGGCGAGCCAACACTGGCATCTGGGATGATGAGTTATCTTGTAGATGTTGCACAGGTTCAGGTGTACAACGGCAGTGCTTGGGTTGCTATCGGTGGCGGTGCAGATATTCTTCAAGTTCAGGTTTTCAGTTAGGAGCAGAGAGTGGCAACATACACAAAGACAAAGTTGAGTGCATCCACTGATGGTCGTGCCATCAAGGTTGCAGCGACCGCAACCGCAGGAACAACTATCCACACTGGATCGGCAACTGCTACCACTTACGATGAGGTTTGGCTGTATGCACAGAACACTGACACATCTGCAGTGAAACTCACTATTGAGTGGGGTGGCACTAGTGCACCTGACGATCTGATTGAAGTGACTGTGCAGCCTGAGGCTGGCTTGGTGGCGATTGCTACTGGTCTGCTGATCAAGGGCAATGCGACTCCTCTTGTGATTCGTGCGTTCGCAGCGACTGCGAATGTGATCACCATTCATGGCTTCGTGAACCAGATCACGGCATAGGGGCTTTATGTCTCGCAGGCTTCTTGGGTATGTGAGTGCGCTGAGCAGTCAGGCTTTGACTCGTTATGGCACAGCGTCTGGTGGCACAGGATCGATCACGCCATTCACGACTGCTGGCATCACCTATAACGGTGTCTATTTCAACTCTGATGGAACGCTAACTGTGACTACTGGTGGTTTGTTTGATGTGCTTCTTGTCGGTGGTGGCGGTGGAGGATTTGCTACTACAGGTGGTGGTGGTGGTGGCGGTGGTGGTGGCGTTTCACAGCGCACCATCTATCTTGCTGCTGGAACACACTCCGTAGTGGTTGGTGCAGGTGGTGCTGCGACTGCTGCAGAAACAGGTGGTGCTTCATATATCGGAACGACCAGCAATGCAATCGTGGCTGCTGGTGGCGGTTGCATGAACTTTGGAACAGAACGAGGATTGGCTGGTGCTTCCACTGCAGGTTGTCGTGGAAATAACAACACGGGACAGAGCAATATCGGTATCGCAACGCAAGGCAATCGTGGCGGTCTTGGTGCAGGTGGTTCTGGTACTGCTGCTGGTGGCGGTGGTGGCGCAGGTGCAGTAGGTAATGTTGGCACAGACAATGTTGTCGGTGGCTCTGGCGGTGCAGGTGCAGACATTTCAGCATTCTTAGGTCAATCTGCTGGTACAACCTATAGAGGTGGTGGTGGTGGCGGTGGTTGCTCTAATGGCACTGGTGGTGCTGGTGGTGTAGGTGGCGGTGGGAAGGGAACTAATTCATCTTCTGCTTCTGCTGTTGCTGGAACAGCAAACACAGGTGGCGGTGGTGGTGGAGGAGACGGTTCGTGGGCTGCTGCTGCTGGTGGTTCGGGAATTGTTTATGTGAGATGGGCGGTGAACGCATGAGACCAAGTGGGTATGTGAGTGCAGGTCAGGTACAGCAGATTGCGTACACGCCTTACGGGAATGGATCGGGTGGTTCTTCTTCCACGATCACCGTGTCTGGTCAGTCGTACACGCTTCTGTCTTTCACGAGTGATGGCACTTTGACTGTGAACCGATCTGGTTTGTTTGATGTGCTTCTTGTTGGTGGCGGTGGCGGTGGCGGTTCAAGTTCAGACGCTCAGTACGGTGGTGCTGGCGGTGGCGGTGGGGCAGTAGTTGAATCAACGATTTACATTCCAGCAGGAACTCAATCCATCACTATCGGTTCTGGTGGTGCAATAAACGGTGGTTCTGGAGGTAATGCTGCCTGTAACGGTGGTGTGTCTAAAGTTGGCTCAATAATCTTCGCCACTGGTGGAGGTGGCGGTTCATCTTCTGCTGAAACTGGTACAGGCCCACAAGCACGAAACGGTGGCTCAGGTGGAGGTCGTGCGTATTTCAACGACAGCAACTATGGACTTCCAGACGGCTGCGGATATGGATTCCGAGGTGGCACTGGTGGAGGTAGTGGTGGTGCTGGTGGCGGTGGCGGTGCTGGAGCAATAGGTGGCAATGCGTCTGGTTCATATGTTGGTGGTACTGGTGGTGCTGGTCGTGACATTTCTCTGTGGATAGGACAGTCTGCTGGTACTACTTACAAGGCTGGCGGTGGTGGTGGAACAGGGAGTTCTGGTGGTACTGGCGGTACTGGTGGTGGTGGGAATCGTGGTTCTGCTGGAACGGCTAATTCTGGCGGTGGCGGTGGTGCAAATAACACTGGTGGTTCAGGCATCGTTTATGTTCGTTTCCGTGACAACGCATAAGGAGAAACTATGTCGCAGTATTTCGCACAACTAAACGAGAACAATGTCGTGACTCACGTTGCTGTCGTGACAGCAGAGTTCATGGCAGAGAATCCAGATCGCTATGAAGGTCGATGGGTTGAGACCTTCTTTGACACGAAAGGCAAAACCTACGCTGGCATTGGGTTCACCTATGATGAGGACACTGAGGATTTCACTCCTCCTGTAGCACCAGAGCCACTAGCCGATCCTGAGTGACGGCCACCTGCTGAACGGCACTTAGGCTGCGCCGTTTGATATTGTGAAACGCGATGCCAAGTTCAGACACCTTCTCGCGTTTTAGGACACTTCCAGTTGACCCTGCAACATCTGCGGCTGCCGTGACTCCCCACAATACGAACGACCTCACTTACGTCACGCGCGCGTTGTACGTAGGTACAGGTGGGGACGTCAAAGTGAATATGGCAGACAGTGGCACTGTCACATTTGTGGGTGTGCCAACTGGAACTACTCTCGCGGTTCGTGCGTCGCGCGTTTATTCAACAGGCACTACGGCCACCGATATTGTTGCTTTGTGGTGATCCCACGTGATGATATCGCCTTCGGCGATCACGGTTAGTCGTGGCGGCATTTCGTTTGATGCCTTATCGGCGTGGCTTGCAGGCGTTGCGCAAGCCCTCAAACTTGACGATCTAATTCGAGGGGTCTTGGACAACGACTTCTTGTTGTGAGAACCTCAAGATGGTCGCGCTGGATCATTGCGCTCGCACCGCTGATCGCTCTCGGCCTGACTAGCACAGAAGCGCGCGCAGAGGCGCAGGTAGGGCTTTACGCAACTGGCTACATTTATCCGTCCGACCAGATACCTGTGCGATCAACCAGTCTATATCCGACGTGCGGCTCAGAGGTTGAGAACAACATCAACCGCAACTTTGATGGTGAACCTTTCCAAGCCTGCGGATGGGATTTCTTTATGGTGCACTACGAGGGCTTCATCCAAATCCCTGAGCATCAAACCATCGAGTTCATGGTGGCGGCAGATGATGGTGGGACGGTCTCTATCGCAGGAGCCGAATTTGGGACATGGAATCTTAAGGGATGCTCGTGGAGCGCGCCTGCTGATCTGTCTGGCCTTGAAGGGGAGCAGCCTCTTGATGGGTGGTTCTTCGAGTACGGTGGCGGCACATGCTTTATGCTGGCGTGGAAAATTGATGACGAGTATTGGGAGATAGTTCCAGATTGGGCATATACAACGGAATCCACACCGTCGACAACGACCTCTACTACTACTGTCCTCGAAACGACTGTCCCTGCCACCACCACTACTTCTACGACGCTTCAGGCAACTACGACAACGCCAAGTACGTCGACAACAGCATCAACGATATCCACCACAACATCTAGCACCTCCTCCACCACAACGACAACTGAACCAGAAACCACAACGACTTCATCTACGAGTACGTCGCTAGTTGCCACGTCAACCACACAAGGATGGGTATCTCCACCGCCATCAGCCACGACTGAACCTTCCACGACGGCTCCAACAACAACCACAACGGAAGAACCAGCACCCCAAACATCAGAAGCAACAGTTCAATCCACTCCATCTACCGACCTCCCCGTCGCAACAACTGATTCGCCGTCCACCACACGCCCAACAGAACCAGCCACGTCCGTGCCTGTGGAAACTGCCACCACACAAGCAGAATCAACAACCACACTTCCCGACCTCCTTGACGGCTCGAACGACCCACAGTTTAGTGAGGTTGAGGCTGAACAGGCGCGCGCATTAGTCGACGAGGCCATAAATGACGGGCTGACAGCCGAGGTTGTCGCGGCTTTGGCTGCTGATCCAGCCGTCATCGAGAACGTGAGCGTTGACCAAGCAGCGGAAATCTTTGAAGCCCTGAATGACGCGTCGTTAACCGACGCACAGGTGGATGCCGTTACTGAAGTCATGAACAATGCGCCTGATGAAATCAAAGAGGAGTTCGAGTCGGCGGTCAACATATTCGGCAAGGGCTTTGACAATTACGTTCCTCTCGGCTCGAGCATCTCGGTCGGGGTTCGTCGAGTGGTGATCGCTTCCAGTGCGCTATTATCGGCTGTGCCGAGCGTTCGGGCCGAGGGAACTAGCAGGCGGCAAAGGGTCTGAACATGGAAAAGTGGCTAGAAGAAGCGCATGGCTTGGTCTGGACGCTGGCTGGCACGGGCATGGTGCTGATCACACTTAGCGGCCAAACACTCAAGTGGGGTGTCATCATCAGCGTTCTGGGCCTTTTGTTACACTTGGGGCTGTCCGTTCTTAAAGGAGACAATTGATGACGAAGGCTAAAGAGATCGCGCAGAGATTGGCGTCTCTGTTCTTGATGAATGCTTTGGGTATCATCACGGGATCGGCGATCATCGCGCCTGAACTCGAAGTTTGGAAGTCGGCTGCCCTCGCTGGATGTGTGGCCTGTTTTAAGGTGGCGGAAGCCCTCGCTCGAGCGTCTGTTGATGGGTCGCTCACGAAGGATGAAATTGACGCCGCGTTCGGTGGCAATCCGTCCGCGAAGTCAAAGCCTCGTCGCAAGTAGGGCTGCTGAAACATGGCCAAGAAGGGGCAAAACCTGCTTCCCATTGCGAAGGTGCGGCTTCCAGCCGATCTCAAGGGTGTGGAGAACGGCAAACTACCCAAAGAACTGCTACGGCCTATCAAGCCGTCTGGTCGAATGCATCATCGCGCCGCGCTCGGGTGGCAGGCTTTGCAGATTCTTGCGGCTCGAGAAGGCTTGACGCTGGTTCATGTTGGCGATTACAGGCCGTATGAGCAGCAGTTAAGCCTGTTTATGTCCCGAATGAAGGACTATCCCGACGCCAAGAAGGCCGAACAGACGACACGCAAGTTTGATGGCAAGGTCTGGTATTTGCATCAGGGTGCGCCAGTCGCCACGCCTGCTACATCGAATCACGGGTGGGGACTGGCCATTGACGCCGCCCTGAAGGACGCTAAGGGCCAGATCGTCACGATCACAGCCAAACCGAAGGGTGCGAAACGCTCTGGTCTTGACTTCCTCCTTGAGTTTGCTGAACCTTGCGGCTTTTCATGGGAACTTCAGAGCGAGGCATGGCACGTGAGGTGGGTGGTAGGCGACCAAGTGCCTGCCCTCGTCCTCGACACGATTGCACAGGGCGCGTAATCAATGGATATGGGCCTGTCTGGCGTGTTGGCGGCCCTCATTTCGGCGGTCGGATTGGTGCTGGCGACCCTCGTGCAAAAGGTGCGCAGAGAGAACAGAAATGACCACGCGGTGGTGATCGAGGAACTAAGATGGTTGCGACGCCTAGTAGAGAAGGTAGACGCAAAACATGACGCACACATCCAAGCCTTCCACGACAGTGAGGCAAAGCCTTCGAGCCGAAGTCGAGCGCGAACGAACAAGACAGGGCTGTAGAGACCTAGAGGATTTTCTGGCCTCGGCGGATGAGGCGGATCGGGCCGAGTGGCTCGAGGTGCTCGCCGACACGCAGATTCAAACGGCTCAAATTCATCGGGTGCTGAAAAAGCGCGGAATCATCGTCTCGTACTCGACAGTCGCGCGCTACCGAGATCGCTTAAGGCAGGACGCATGAACTTGCGGAACGAAATCAACGCCGATAACGAGGACACGTCAGAACTCTCAAAGGTGCGGCGTCAGCGTGACTCCGCTAAACACGAACTTGATCGAGTCCGCGAGGAACTTGATTCTTTGAGGCGATCCTTAGAAGTCGTGTCTCAAGTTGAGCGCACTAACATCAAGCCACCAAAATGGCTTGCGCCGACAGCGACAAAGAAAACCTCTGCGACCCTCGTGGTGATGCTGTCCGACCTTCATCTTGACGAGGTTGTTAATCCAGACGAAGTGGACGGACTTAACGCCTACAACCGCGAGATAGCACGCCTACGGCTTCGCAAGTGGGCCAACAACGTCATCAAAATGGCTCGCGACCATTTCAACGGTGTCTCCTACGACGGAGTGGTGATCTTGCTCGGCGGCGACATCTTCTCGGGAGACATCCACGAAGAACTCAAGGAAACGAACTCCGACACGCTGCTCGGCTCGATGTTGTTCTGGTCAGAAGAATTGGCTGCTGCGATAGACATGCTGCTCACAGAATTCAAACAAGGACAGGTTGTGTCGGTGGTCGGGAATCATGGGCGGACGACCCGTAAACCTCGAGCCAAACTTCGCGCACGCACCAACTTTGACTGGTTGCTCGCCAAAATGCTCGAACGCCACTTCACGAAAGACAAACGCGTCAACTTCATTATCCCTGAGGGAGCAGACGCTTACTTTGAGATCTACGGGCAGGGCCATCTCCTGACGCATGGTGATCAGACTAACGGCGGCGGCGGTATCGGCGGAATTTGGCCTCCCGTCATGCGGTTGCGCGCTCGTAAAGCCGAACGGTATCTCGCTGTCGGTGGGCAGTTCCTCACTCTCTGGATGGGCCACTGGCATCAATACATCTCAACCCCGAGCCTCGTGGTGAACGGCAGCCTTAAAGGGGTCGACGAGTACGCCTTTTTGCAGAACTTCCGCTACGAACTGCCACAACAGGCTTTGGCTATTGTGGCTCCGAATCACAACATCACGGTGCACGCGCCCGTGTTCTGCGTCGACCGCAAGGCCGAGGGCTGGTAGCCGCCTAAAAGGACATTCGTCCTACTTGACCCTGCTACACCCTGCCTGTACCGTCTCTGCCGAGGTACAGAAATGGGCTGTGAAATGTGCGACGACAACAAGGTGGTGATCCTGCCGACAGGCGACGATGTCGACCTGTTCCCGTGCCCATGCTGCCAAGCATGGCCACAGGGATTTGGCGGACTCAAAATCAAGGTGCGCGGTCGCATCCACTGGCTGATTCTGCCCTCCGCACCGAACGAGTGCGCCATCTACCAACCGAGGAGAATCAAATGAAAGCCAAGAGAGTCAAGGTTCCAACGCTGTTAAAGCAGCGCAAGTTCGTTGGAGCGAACCTACGCGAGATGCGAGTCAAGTCGAATCTCACCCAGACCGCGCTCGCACAAATGTGCGACATTGATCGCAAAACGATCAACCGCATCGAGAACGGCCACTTCTCGCCATCAGTCGACACACTGGTGCGAATCGCCAAAGCCTGCGCCACCACGCCAGCAACCGTGCTGAAAGGAATCGATCAACTGTGAGCATCATCCCACACGAACTCGACGAGGTCACGGAGAGTCCCGAGCGTGAACACTTCCGCGTCAACGACGACGGAGCAGCCGCTTGGGCCATTGAACGGCTCGCCGAGGTGAAAGCCGAGATGGCCAAGCATCAAGCCCTCCGCGACAAAGGAGTGCAGCGTCTGGACGACTGGCTCGAGCACGTGCAGAAGCCTCTGGTGGCGAACGCATCGTTCTTTGAGCATCTGCTCGCCGACTACGCTCGTCGTCAACGGCTCGAGAGCGACCGCAAAACCATCGCGCTGCCACACGGCAAAGTGTCAACCCGAGTGACGAAGCCAAAGTTGCTGATCGATCCTGAGAGGTTCCTCGAGTGGGCGCGCGCCAACCGACCAGCGTTCATCCGCATCAAAGAGGAAGCCAACATCACGGAGATGAATGCGTCGGTGGTGATCCAAGACGCCAAAGTGATCGATCCTGACACGGGTCAAATCATCGACGGCGTGTCGGCCACAAGCGAAGAGTTGTCAATCAAAATAACGGTCAACGAGGAGGAAAATCAATGACCATGTTCCAGCCAGCAACAAAGAAACAGGCACGCGCCCGTGTCGCCATGTCTGGGCCATCAGGCTCAGGCAAAACGATGTGGGCATTGATCTGGGCCACGACGCTCGCCAACGGCGGCAAGGTGGCATTCATCGACACCGAACGAGGATCGGCATCCCTGTACGCCGACCGCTTCCAGTTCGATGTGCTTCAGATGGCTCCACCGTTCCACCCAGATCGACTCATCCAAGCCCTCAACGACGCCCAGAAAGCAGGATACGACGCGGTGATCGTTGATTCGCTCACACACTTCTGGAGTGGAGCAGGCGGCGTGCTCGAGATCGTCGACGAGGCTTCGGCACGCTTCAAAGGCAACAGCCACGCTGCATGGCAGGTTGGCACACCGATCCAGCAAAAGATGGTGGACGCGCTGCTCGCCTTTGACGGGCATCTCATCGCCACGATGCGAGCCAAAACCGAATGGGTGATGGAACAAGGCCAAAACGGCAAGATGACGCCACGCAAGGTTGGTCTCGCACCGCAGCAACGCTCAGACATCGAGTTCGAGTTCACGCTGTTCTTGGACATCGATCACGAGCACCGCGCGACGGTCGGCAAGACACGGTACGCCAAGTTCCAGAATCGTGTGATCGGCCCCGACGACGCTGTCGGTGCTGCTAAAGACTTCGCCGAATGGTTGATGTCTGGTGAAACCGCAACGCCAGCCGTCAAAACCGTGACGCCGAGCGAGCCTGTCGCAGAACCTGCGCCAATCGCAGCCATCGCCGAGATTCGTGCACGCGTTAACGCGCTACCTGCTGAAGCCAAAACAAAACTGCGTGGAACATGGAATCAGATTCTGCTTCCAAAGATCGAACTGCTAACCGCCGATCAGGTCACGCTCGCGCACGCAGCCATCGACGCCGTCACAGAGTTTGACGACGGCGAACTTCTCGACGCATAAACCTCGTTCCCCACAAGGTGCGTCGAGTCGCTACCTGCCGCAGGGTCATGGTCAACCCTGCGGCAGGAGCATTTTGGGCGTGACGACGCGCACCCGAGGAGAAGGACAGTGCGCGCCGACCAGCACTGAGACTGGCTAAATGAATCTATCCGACAAAGGACGGTAACCATAGTTGCGTTGCATCTCTGTTGATGGCATAGTGGCGCGCGAGGAGGCCGCATGAGCGGATTATTGCTAGACGAACAGTTCGTGGCCGTGTTCCCAAGCCTTGTGAAACGGTTGGGTGGAATGAACGAGGCGGCGGTGCTCCAGACTGTGCACTTCGCCAGCCGTTTGAGTGAGGTGCATCACGAAAACTTTGTGTGGGTCGAATTGACTTCAACGGCGATTAGCCGTCAAACAGGGCTGTCGAGCGATCAAGTGTTTCGCGCTCTGTCAACGCTTCGGGAGCAGGGTGTGCTGATCGCTAAGACAAGCCCGAAGGGTGGCCGCAAATTGATCTGGCGAATCGACATGGACATCCTCGAGGGGATACCGCGAAATCGCGGAATCGATACCGCGAAATCGCGTAATGCATTCCGCGAATCCGCGACATCCACTACATATAAAGAAGATAAAGAAGAATCTAAGAACAACACTCTTTTCCCTGAAGCGAAAATCCTTCCGATCCGACCGTCTGAGCCACCGAACGGAAGCACGGTGGTGATCGCCTTCGTTGAGGAGTTCAAAGCCGCCCACTCCCGTGAGCCTGATTCGGGGTCTGTGGGCAGAATCGGGCAGACCGCTAAACGGCTGCTGAAAACAGGCTCAACCGTTGACGATCTGGTTGAGGCGGCGAAACTGTGCGCTCGAGCAGGCCACGCCAACCTGTCGGCCAGCCTGCTGAAACACATCGCCAAACCCACAGAGCCGAAGGGCTTCAAAGGAATCAGGGAGTTCCTTGATGACGAAGAATGAGGTCGCCAAACTGCTCGCTATCTGTAGCGCAGCCTTTCCCCATGTCACCGTGTCAAAAGAAACCGCGTCCGTGTACGCCGAAATGCTCGGCGATCTCGACTTTGAGCAGGCTTTGCGAGGCCTTCGTCGAGTGCTTGCAACCAGCCACTTCTTCCCATCAATCGCGGCGATACGAGACGCCTACGTCGCAGTAAGTGGGCATCGCCCACCATCAATCGAGGAAGCGTGGGGTGAGGTGATCAATGCCGCCAAAACAGTCGGCGCGTCAACGCTGCCAACATGGAGTCATGAAGCAGTCGCTAGTGCAGTCTCGGCTCTAGGATGGAGAGAAATCTGCATGGCCGATAACGCGAGCGTCCTGCGCGCCCACTTCTTCAAAGTGTACGAAGGCGCGGTCAAAACGGTGCTCGAGCGCGCACTCCCATCAAACGCCAGACCAGCGTTGAATTCGTGAAGCGTTCCAAGCCGATCCGTCGCACGCCACTCAAGCGTGGCCAGCCACCGAAAAGGAAAACCATGCTCAAAAACAAGCGCGGAGACAGTGCCAAACTCCGCAAAGCCCGAAACCTCTCCTTCGAGCGCGCAGAAGGCCTCTGTGAGGCCTTCTGGGAGGGCTGTACGCGCAGAGGCGAGGCAGCCCATCATGTGCGCCGCAGATCGCAAGGAGGAGCCGACACACCCGAGAATCTGCTGATCGTCTGCACCCACTGCCACACACAAATCCACGCAAACCCCGAAATAGCGCACCATAAAGGACATCTGAAGTTCGGCGAAGATGCTTGACCCAAACCTCGACGACCTTTACCGTGATCCTGTGGCCTACGTGACGAGCGTCCTGCACTACGGCAAACGGCCCGTCACCCTGAACGCCGAACGTCGAATGCATCACTTCGAGCGCGCCAAAATCGTTAAAGAGTGGCGCAACGCATTTGCGTGGCTCGCCAAACTCAACCATGTGCCACGCCACGACCGAGTGGTGATAATCGCCCAACCCCATCTCAAAGGCGGCAGAATGCAGGACTGCGACGCCTGCCACCCATCCGTCAAAGCAGCCATCGACGGCTTAGTCGACGCTGGAGTGCTGATCGACGACAGCCCACCGCACGTCCTCGAGATTCGCTACATGGCCCCTCTCCCGTCAAGCGACGACGGTCTCACGATCACAGTCATCTCCCGAAACACGACCGAAAAGGAGCCAACCACATGAACGAACCCACCCTGCCGTACAACGGCCACTCAGGTGCAGTGACCGCCTCCGACACATCGCTCGAGCGCGCCCTCGCCGAGGACGCGAACGGCACGACCGCCGCCCGATGCAACCTGATCCTCGAGCACCTCAAGATGCGCACACACGGCCTCACATGGGCCGAACTCGGTGCGATGCTGAATCTTCATCACGGACAGGTGTCGGGCGCACTATCGATCATGCACAAAAACGGGCAAATCTTTGCGCTTCGCGCCAAACGGAACCGTTCCCACCCCTACGTCCACGCCTGCTACCGCGACCTTTACGAACCCACCCACCGCTTCGATGAGCCAGTCAAAACGAAAGCCAGACAGGAACGCGAAGCCCTACAGGAACTACTTGAGGCCGTCGACGCGCTCCTCGATCAAACCACATGGGACACGATCCGCAGGCTACGAGTCGCCCGAGCGACCGTGTCCGATATCGACATCCAGTAGCGTCAGCCACCTCACCCTGCTAAAGTAAGCGCGGTAAAGGCAGGAGACTCATGGCTACCCAAACCCAAGACCCCGAACTCGTCAACGCGCTACTTCAAAAAGCCGCCGAACTAACGGAAATGATGCGTCAACATCAAACCGCCGTCCAACGCATCGGCGAGCACCGCCGAGTGGTGATCCGATCCTTACGCGAGCACGGCTGCCCCTACCGCCTCATCGCCACCACCTGCGGCGTAACCGACCAAGCCCTCTACGCAGACCTAAGGAAGCACCCAGAATGAACCCCACCTACCGTCTAGTGGTGATCCCCGACGACGAACGCCTCGAGTCCGTCAACGCCTACATTTGGGCTGTCACAGCCGACATCGGAGAAGCCAAATGGCTGGTAATCGCCGAGAACGCCGACGACGCCATCCACATCGCTGTCGGTCGAAGCGGCATCGCTGCGCCAGCCCTCACTGTAAAACGGGCCACGTTTGCCGACCTTGACGCTGTGATCGACGCCGACTAGCCCCAAACGGTGCTGAAACCGCGCAACCGCGCGGAACAACGGGATAGTTGACTTCATACCCTCAATGCCCCTAAACTGGGGTCAAGGAGGTCATCATGGAACACGAAGAACCACGACTGGTCAGCCAGTACGGTGAGGATCGCACAGGGTACGGGGATCACGTCTCCGTGAGCACATTCTCGTGGGAGGTCTTGGAATACCGAGACATCCAGTGCGAGATCGAGTACCAGTTCATCGGGTACGACGACGAGGGCGGCGACATCATCCTCCCTCGCTACGTCCTCGCAATGGAGACGAGCAAGGGACGCGTTGAAGAACGCTACGAAAGCGAGTGGATCGTTGCTCGTCGCATTGACTACCTACTTGACTCCGCCGAAGGGGTGGCGCACTCCGACGACACCGAGCAACTCGTCCGAGACAACGAAACGGCCAGCCGATGACCAAGTGCCGCTACTGCCAAGACGAGGTGATCTGGCGCACCAGCGCAAAAGGCAACAAATACCTCGCCGTCCAAGCAGAGATTCGTGGAGACGACGGGCGCATCATCAAAGTGATCTACCCTGCCCACGAATGCCGTGCCACACCCGAGGAACGCGCAGCCATCGACGCTGCCCGACCAGCCGCACCATTCAAACGCGGAG